CCACCTGCAGGTATAAAACCTGCCAGTGACAATGCACCAAGCGCACCACCTAATCCCATGTCGATGATGTCACCTTCTTCGTAACCCTCTTCAATAAGCGCACGTGCCATACGCATATCTTCTGGCAGTTCAGTAGCAGCTTTAATGTCACCAACTACAGGTGTAAAGTCAGCTATGGTTTTACCTACCATTGGTAAGTCAGCTAATGTTTCCTGCAGTGTCTGTGGTTTAGCCTGACGCATCTGCAAGAATTTTCTATTGCTAGTTGCATCAGCATCTTCCATGTCGGAAAAGTATTTCTGCTCAAGAGTATTCACTGTATTAGTAATCCCTTGCTTTTGGTAGATTATCTATTGCTGAAACAGCCCATACAAGCACATTAATTTTTCTGTCACCTATAAACAGTGTCTCATCTTTATAGTCATTTACTGTCATAGTTCCATCACCCCTACCAAACTCTTCATCAAATATTTTATCAATCCTATCTCTGATAGTTTGTGAGGTTTTATCCCATGCTGCAGTTTCTACTTTACTATACGGTTTACCCTGCCTCTTAGCTTCCCTACGTATTCTTATCTTTGCTATTTCTTTAGCTTCAGTTACTAAACCTTTACCTAGTTCTTTTAGAAACATAACTTTTTCTTCTGCGGTAGTAGCCTTTGCATAGCTATCCGTAGTCATATAATTGGACAATCTTTCATTAAGATTATATGGACTGCCTTGACGTGATAATTCTTGACGGGTATAAAAATCTATTTTGTCACTCTTATCTCGTGAGTATATATCTGCATAAGACATACCTAACCTAGACATCTCTTTCATAAGAGGACTCTTCTTAGTTGTTGTAGCACCGAAGAGTTGCTTTTCAATTGGGTTAATTGCAGTTAAAGGTCCAGTAAGATATGGGCTGACCGCTGGTGTGTCGTAGTCCATTACAGGAAGTGCGCCACCAGACAAAGTAGATAAAGGTATATCAGGCATATTACGTGTAGCTGCTCTTGCTACGATATCAAAGTAGTCTTCTTCTCCTGTACGAGTAGCTGGAATCATACGAGACTGCGGGTCAAACTGACCATAAAAATCTTTTAGTACACCAGCAGGTATTGTAAATCTTCCTAATGTATTTCCTGCCCATTCAGCTATATCTTTTGCAGTGGTATTACTTATACCTGTTTCATATAGTGCTTCAATCCCAGCCAAACCTAAACCAGTACGGAACGTAGAACCTAAGGTAGCTTCTAGCAGTGCTTTACTATAATATTTACCCCAATCCTGCGGAACTTCAGCACCAGTATCCTTACCTAATCCTAGCATTTTTGTTCTGTAAAGAATATCAGCAGCTACCATAAAAGGTGCTAATGGGCCATAGATAGCCTTGCCATTGATATAGTTACCATCACCTTTATCTATTTCATACCACTCAGCTTCTGGTCCTTGTTGTACTCTCCATGCGTATGCCATAGACAAAGCAGATGCACCAGCTAACTGCTTCGGTAACTGTTCTCTAGCACGTGCTTTACTACCTCTTACTATAGCATCTGTAAAACCAATCAAAGGAAGATGGTCATACTGAAACTTTAATTGATTTGCAACAAATCTAGGGAAGGGCATAAAAGAAGAGAATATAAAAGGAAGTGTTTCTTGAAGTTTAGTTGCACCCCTTGAAAACATTCCAAACAACTCATCACCTTCACCTTTCAAATTTGATTGGTAAGTAAACTCATAAGCATTTTTGATAGCTTTTTGATATACAGATGGTTGTATGTTTTTAAAATTACCTGTAGCAATAACCTCTGCTAAATCTACGCCTTGGTCTTTCATTGCCCTAGATAAAGACGCAGACAACATGGCTTGTTTAAACATGTTATCTGACATAGTATTTAGCACGTTTATTTTTTTACCAATTTTATTTATAGCAGGTTCTTTGTACGGAACAAACTTTCCGTTTGCATCCTTAATAACTAGGTTTCCATCTTGGTCTTTTTTTACTAATTTACCTGTTCTATAATCTATATCAGCATTGTCTCTAAACAATCTTTTTGCTTCTTCAGGAAACTCTTTTTCAAATAGAGTTCGTATCACTCTTCCCTCATAGGGATTTAACATATAATAACTAAGGTCACCTGTTCCTGAAAAAAGATTTTTAGGTGACTTATTACCTGTAGCTATTTCAATAGCATTGTCCATAGTTCTAGTTGCTGCATCTATACCTGCACGAAAACCACCGCCTAGTGTGTTACGCATGGTGGTAGCTGTTTGCACAGTCATAGAAGCAACACTTAGTCTGTCTAAGTCTCTAGCACCCTGTAAAAACTTTTTACCCAAACTAGCTGTTTCATTAGCTTGAATTAAATCCTGCGCTTCTTTACCAGACATGGCGGATACACCACCTCTGTTTAGGTTGTCCATATTTTTTATAAGGGAATTTACTAACTGAGATTGGACACCCAGTGTTCTACCTGCATCTGATAATTCTGCAGTGTATACCAAAGAAAACTGGTCTAAATTTAGATTATGTTCTCTAAGAATATTAGATACTTTAGTTAAGTCTAATTTATTATTAGCAATAGCATTACTAATGGCTTCTGTAATGCGCTGACCGGGGCGTAAATCTACTTCATCAGAAACACGAATATAAGCAGCAGCTATATTGCTTACTACTTCTGGTCCTAATTGTGCCGTTACAGACTCACTGCCCGACATTTCTTTTTTTAGTTTTCTGCCAAGTGCTACGTCATTTGGATTAAGAGCATCAAGTATACCACGTACTTTTTTCTCTTTATCTTTTCCTGCCTTAGCTAAAACTTCTTTTGATTTTTTACTCGCTTGTTTAGCAAGTTCTATAGAAGCTAGGTCAGCTTGTTCAGCTAACTCGCTAGCCCTTCTTGACATTATATTTGTACCAAAACCAATGGGCAAGTTTAAAATACCTGCCCCAACTGCTGACCCTATACCTTGTGCGAGTGTTCTACCACCAGTATACTCTTCCTGTATACCTGTGGTTACACGTGTGCCTTCTTGTACAGCACCTTGTCCTAAACCTATAGCACCTTCTACTGCTGCTGCTTTAGCTGCACCTTTTACTACTGTGCTGGTTAAACCTTCTTTAACTGCTGTCTTAGCTGATTCTTTAATTGTAGAAGATAATGTTTTTCTAATACCAAGTTTTACTGCTTGTGTTCCTGCTGCTGTAGCAAGTTTACCTACGCCACCAGTTATAATTCCTGCATATGTAGATGGCGCACGAGCAATTGCTTCAGCGTAATCTAATACAGCGTTCATACCAAAGTCATCAACTTTATCGTAGGCATCCATTAGCCTACCAAAACGCTGTTTACCTTCTAAGTCAGCACTTTGTGCATACTCTAGGTCACGTATGGCAGTTATTTCATTACTGTCTTGAAAGCGCATGTGTTCCATGAACTTATCGTACACTTCTCCTGAAGTCATTGGCTTGTCATAGCCAACTCTATCACGCAGAAAAGTGGAAGCATCATCAATAAATTCTTCGTTATCTACTAATGTTTCTCTATCTAATTCTTCAATATGGTTATATGCCTTTAACATTAACACACCTTATTGTAGACTGTCTCTTATAATCTTCATCTGTGCTTCTGCAGCCGATATTGCTTGAGCAGGACTCATACCTTTTTCTTTCTTGTACCTATCTTGCAGTTCTCTTTCTGCTTGCCTAAACATCTGGTCAAGTAGAGCATCGTCATTTACACCAGTTAAGTTTTGTGCAATACGACTTGGCAATTCACTTGTACTGATACCAGAGTAGTTAGGCATAGTGCTTGTTGCATCTGCCCCTGAATTAGACCCTTGACCTAATACGCCTCTTTTTTCTGGCGGTAGATTATTAAAGGCTTCACCTTTTTGATATATAAACTCTTGTGCTTTAAGTCTAGCCTGATTACGAGTAGGTTTAATAAGTTGACCTGTCTCTTCGTCTACGTAACCCTCTTTCATAATCTTATCAAAGTAAATAGTAGCCTCAAGAGTTGCCCTACTAGCAGCAGCAATTGCTTTTGGATTATCTCCTCCAAACCCAGTAAAGTTTCCATAATCGTCAGTTAGTCTTTTAACACCAAATGCAGTAACTGCATCATTTGATAATCTGCTTTCTTGACCAGCAGTTAAACCTTTACCCTGTATAATCTCTTGTGCTTGTGCTGCAGCAACTTCATCTGTTAAGAAAATATTTCCACTTACAGGTGATGCATCAATAGTTATGTCATCTGTAGCCAACGCACGAAGTTCATCAGCAGACATACCAAATGCACTACCAAAGGCTTCTGCTCTTTTCTGTGCAACTTTACCTAAGTCTTGGCCCAAGAAACCTTTTGTCTTTCCGCCCATGTCATCTATGGCATCACTCATGGTCATGCCACGATTTACTCTACCCATAACACCATCAAGAACTTGGTCCATAGTTCTGCCAGTTTCTTTATAGTCACCAGACATGCGTACAATTTCTGATGGATTAATAGCTAATTTTCTATTGCGTTGAACGTCTATGTACTTTATTATATCATCTACTTTATTTTGTCTAGCTGCTATATCCAATTGGTCTGGCGTAAATCCAGCTTCACTAAGAGTTTGAAATTTCATTGACAAGTCTTTACGCTTTGCTTTTCTATCTTTGTAATTAGAAATACCTGTCTCAGTCCAAAATTTCATAGAAGCATCAACAATTTTCTGCGTGTTCTCACGCTCTTCTTGCATAATTTCAGAAGCACGTTCTGCAGCACCACCTAAAAATGAGGACAGAATAAATGCCATGTTATGCTCTCCGTGCCATCAAGCCTTTAGGCTGTGGTTCTTCTATAGGTTCTTCAACTTCTTCTGGTTCTTCTTTTATTTGTTCACCTGTAGACTTTGCAGCTTCCATCATAGCTATTGCAATTTGAGAATCGTCAGGAACTTCTTCATTTACTTCTTGACCTTCTGCTCTATAGTCAACTTCCGCAGCAATAGCCATCTGTTCTATTGCAGTTGATAGTACAGGAGATATAAGAATACCTACATCCACGCTATGCACACCCTCCATAACACCGCCAAGCTGTACAGTATCAACAATAGTATCTATAGGTATGCCCATCTCAAGCATGTCCATAAGCTGACCACCCATACGGTTACTTGTAAGTCGAGGCATATAGTATTGAATAGCTTCTTCAACTGTGCTATAACGAGGTGGATTTTGCCACGGTCTTTCACCCAGAGGCGCAGTCAAAGACTGTCCGGGAATAGGTGCATCTACTGGCATAGGTGTACTTTGTCCGTTAAGCATAATTACCCTTCTGTATACGCAAGATTAATTCTTCAATAAATGGGTCATCCTTACTTTCTTTCTTTTCAGGACGCTGCAAAAGACCTGTTTCTTTTACTTCTTCTTTTGGAGATTGGTAATTTTTCATAAGTCTTTTGGTTGTGTAATTAGCTTGTCTTGCCCCATTAATAACTGTATTAGACATTATTAACCCCATATAGTCTTAAACATATCAACTGCAAATCCACCTAACGCTTTACTTGAATCTGCGCTATTCTTCATCTGTTGAATATTTGCATCAGAGTCAGCAGATATTTTTGCTACAGCTAACTGGTTCATTCTATCTGCAGCATTGTCAGCAGATGTCCATGCCCACTCCATTGTATCAGCATAGTATTGCCAAAGATTATTGTACGCTGTTTTACTAATATCCAAGATAGCATTAGCATTAAGTTCATTAGCACGATTGACTGCAGCAGTATCAGCAGTAGCAATCTCTCTGCGCCACTGTGCGTTACTCTGTGCAATAACCATTTGGTTCTGTGCATTGAACTGGTCACGCTGATTAATCATCTCAGAGTTAAAACGCTCAATAGTATTTACCTGACCTGCATTAAACTGTGCCTGTGAGTTTTGCTGTGCCGCATTAAACTGTGATGTTTGTTGTGCAAGGTTAGCAAAGAATTGGTCTACTTGATTTTGTGAACTTGCATTAAACTGACGTGATGCATTTTCTGCAGCTTGGTCATTAAACATTGACTGAATACGCTGCTGGTTTTTAAATATTTCTGTTTGCTGCTGGTTGGATAAGTTAGCCATATCAACCTGCAAGAATGAATTTGCATTTTGTACGGCAGCTTGTTGTCTGTTATTTAAGTTTGATGTATCTAACTGTGACAGTCCTGCTGCTTCTGCCATGACAAGTGCCTGTGTATTAGACAAGTTTTGCAAGTTCATGCTGTTAGCAATGCGAGAGTTTTCAAGAGCAATCTGTTGTTCTGCGGTAAAGTTTTGATTAGCTACATCAGCTACACGAGCAGCGTTTTGTACCTTTGCTTGGAAGGATTGGTTAAACTCAATATCTAAAAACTTAGCACGTTGTTCTGCTGCAAGCATAGCAGATTGCTGACGATTTGACAAGTTCTGTTGTTCAAACTGTGCAATGATATTTGCATCTGCCTGTGCGATTGGAAGTGACGCTTCCATAGCTGCTTGCACAATAGCCTGACCAGCTAGTGATGAAGAACTTAAACCACGAGCAGCCATCTGTGCATTAGCAATACGAATAGCACCAGCAGCCCATGCAGGTGGATTAGTGCCATTAAACTGATTAGCTAGATTAGCAAGCTGACCTTGCACAAGTGCTTGCTGTGATGGTTGTGCCGATGCAGCAGCAGCTTGTGTCTGGGCAGTAGCCTGTGCAGCTTTAGTAGCATCTACACCTGTACCACTAATAAGTTCACCCTGTTGAATCTGCCTCTGCTGAGGATTATTCATCAGAATGGCATTACCCTGTGCGGCCTGTAGGTTGCCTACAGACGAGGCTGTTTGCTGTGCAGCAGTTACCTGCGCCCGTGGGTCTTGAGGGTTAGCCTGTGCAGCTTGAGTGGCTTGCAACGCAGTGTTTACAGCACCCGCTGCTTGCTGTGCTTGCATTACATTAGCTTGTGTTTGTTGTGTTGGTGTTGAGGTTGCTGTTGAAGCAAGGGCAGGATTAACCACAGGCATCTGACCTGTTATTGCACCTGTACCTGCAGCAAGTTCTTGCGAAGGGTCTGTTGCTACACCCATAGCTACTGTCTCACCGCCAACAGGTACAGCAGGTGAAGATATCATTTGCTGTGTGTACTCAGATACATCTTTAACTGGTGCAGTTGTTGTAGTTGTTGGTGGTGGATTAGGAACAGGCATTGTTGAAGCAGGAGGAAGTGCTGGTGGGTTAGAAGTAGAAGGTGGCGGTATGTTAGGTGAATAAAAACCGGGTGTAGTAGGTATTTGAAGACCACCACTACCACCACCGGGTGTTATTGTACCACCTGTCTGCATCTTAACCATGCCACCTTTAGCCATCATACGTGCAGCATTGGTATACCTATCCATCTGTGCTTTACGTTGTGGGTCTTCCTCAATAAACTGCTGGAACTGTGACATATCACCCTGATATCCCATAGCCCCTGCAATCTTATTAAGTGCTTGTGGCTTAAATGCCTTGAACTGCATCATTTAATCTGCATCCTGTATTGTGTTACCTTCAGCTACCCACTTAAGGATAGCAGCGTAATCTGTATTAGCTGTATCCATAGGAACGGTACAATTTTTGCCATTTATAGTACAAGCAACAGTAACATTGTTACCTTCTTTATCCGTATTATATTGTGCGCTTGTTATATTCATCTACAACTCCGAAATAATTTCAAGGTAACCGTTACTATTCACACTAATTGAAATTCCTTCGTCTGTGCTAAAGGGGCTATTTGTAGTATCAAGATTTAAACCCAACATACTTTGATTAAGATATATATTATTACAGCTAAAATTGCCCTCTTCAGCCCCATTATTATGATGTATTCTTAATTTATCAAAAGAAATTGTTGGGGTTGCCCTAAGAGGTTGTGGTAAATGAAATATTGCTATTGTATCATCTGAATCTTGTTGAATACCAAGTGCAATCTGACCTGTGGTGTTTCCTTCGTCAACTCTATAGTAATACCTCATACACCTAGCCAACTCATCTCCAATAGACCGATGCTCAAATGGTGTGGCTACATCTCCTACTTCAAACTGCACACCTGTAATTTGCCACGTTGCTCCTGCTGTTGTCACTACAGAGTCTGTACTACTGCTGTCAAAGAAGTTTGTAGTTGTGTAACCTGTCCAATCAGTAGCTGTAGTTCCCCCATCAAAATCAGACCCCTGTCCAAAACTCCAATAAATCCATAAACCTCCTGTGTTGTCGTTATCAATAACACCAGTTGGGTCGGCAGCAATACTGATGGTTTTTCTTTCCCATGTGTTTGCGGAGTTTATAGTGTATGTTCTGTTTATTATTCTGTTGTCATCTCCCTGATATAGTGAACATCCAAATGTTCCAGTAATAGATGACTTTACATAAAAAGATAATGTTGTGGTTTTTGCTGAAGATGTACCATAGTTTAAAAGTTGTAGATTTTGTGCTTCAACAGCTTGATATAGGTTATAATACTCATCTGCACCTACAGCACTCTCAGCAGTGCCTGTTGTTAGCTTTAAAGAATTTGAAAAACCAGCAGGTGCGTCACTAACCTGAGTAATCGTGCAATCAAACTCATCAGAATAACCACTGCCCCTTATAGCAAGACTAAATCTATCTAAATTGTACGCAGCAGTCGTTCCATCATGTGCATAGCTAAAGCTAGTACCCCTCTGGGCAACCTGCATCGCACCATTGATAATTAGATTCCTGTTTGACAGGGCTGTTTGCGAACCTATCAGTGCGGCTAGTTCTGCTGCTTTACTCATGCTAGGTCTCCCATTATTTGTGGGCAAGTATGGTCAAAGTCATTTGAAGACCCGCCAGCCCCTACTTGACATACAAAACGAATTGAACCTGCTGCTGGTGTTTTAACCTCAAGACCTCTTACAGAATAAGCAGCATCAGCACCACTGTCTAAACGTATGCCAACACTAAAAGAGTAATCATCATTATTCATAGCGTTTGTAAAAGTTGTAGTATAATCACCTGCTCCGTTGTCTGTCGCAGAAGCACAATTAAAACTGTCTCTGAATGTTGTTCCAGAGCCTGAATAGTTAGCCCATGCTTTTCCACTTCCCTCTGCAACATAACTCATGCCAACAGAGTTGTTACCGCTGGCATCCTTCAGGGTGTTTACTCTCAGTTCACTTGCCATTATGCGAGGTCTCCGTGTGCATCAAAAAATATAGTTGAGCCGTCTATACTGGCTTCATTATCGTTGCGCCTGTTAAGTAACTCAACATTACCAGTTGCCAAGCTGGAATTGCGTCCAAGATAAGTACCAGCAGTAGAAAAACCCAATATTGAATAATTTGTATTTGACATAGATGACGAATAATTTATTTGATATTGACCTGTATTGTTGTCAGTTAAACTGCTTAAATTTAGACTGTCACGCTCTGCAATAGTTCCAGTGCCATCAAAGTTTACCCAAACCTTAGCCAACCCCTGCTGTAGCGATTGCGTTGCCGCACCGCCCTCACTGGTAATCGTAATGTTGCCAGCCGCTGTGTTACCTCTTAGGTCATCTACTTTAAGTATGCTAGCCATTATGCGAGGTCTCCAAAGGTACTTAAATTATAATCATTGTTAGGGTCTGTTCTAGCACCACTTGCGTTTGTTCCACGATACTCAATAGCTGATGCGCTATTTAAACTATTAACAGCACCAATTCCACCTAATGAAGAACCTAAGTCGCAATGTGCGCTGGCTATTGCAGAATAATTTGCACTTGAAAAAGCATTAGTTAAATTTTGTATGCCATCTCCTGTGCCTTCATCAGTCCAACTAGAAGTATTCAGACTTGTTAAAACTGCACTTCCGTCAGCCTCTACTTGTGCAAACGCTTTTGCCGCACTCTGCTTAGTCAGCGTAGCCGCAGACGTGCCATCCTTTGCCGCAATAGTATCTACATTTAGTACACTGGTCATACGATGCTCCAATACCCGTTAACAGTAACGGTAGCAGACTGTGTGATTGGCCCTGCACTCACGCCATTCTCATCGCTGTCAATCGTAATGTCTGCGCTGATGGTCTGCCCGTTCAGACGGATGATGCTGTTGTTGCCCTTAAATGGGTAGCGTGTATCTGATTCAGTCTTGGTGTACGAGTTAGCAATGCTGAACGCATCATAGACCACCATCTCAACTACATCATTAAGAGATGCCCCTGTGACCAGCACAACGCTAGTGCCTGTTGTAGCGGCATAGTCAGTACCCGGCTTGAGTAGCACACCATTTTGATACACATCTACGTACAGGCTATCTGCGTAGGTCAGTGTCTTACTGTCTGCGTCACTACCACTGAATGTAGTCTGACCAGCAGTAGCTTGGTAGACAAAGCGGTTGCGAACACCGAACTCTGGGGATTTACCTATGTAGGGCATTGGTCTTCCTTATGGTTTAGTAGGCCACGTTACGTCATCAAGGGATGTGGCATTGTCTGTGATGTCACGTAGAGCTTGGCGGTAAGTTGTCATGTCAGAAGACATAGTTTGGTCAGATAATCCATAATGGTCAGTCTCAACTAATCGTTTATTACGCTCAATACGTAGTTCCTTTAAGTTATCTGCTGTTTGTATTTCTTTTTCTTTTTTAGATACAGCGGATAAATCCCAAGATACTACATTGCCATCTGCATCGTGGGCAATGCAAGTATCACCCTCTCCATGAATCCTTATAACAGACGGATTTAATTCAAATATTGCTCTACATCTTATATCCATTTTTAAGTATCCGCTATCTTTTCAAAAGCAAAGTAAGTTCTAAGACTGTCACTACTTCCACTTACAGTAACACTCGTTGCAAATTGATACTGAAACCTTACTCTAAATGTGGAAGCATTAGTTACATCAAGAAAACCTGTGGCACTAACTCCAAAGTACGCATTACTAGCTGGTGAAGATTGATACTGCTGATTGCGGACATTAAAATTAGACCCACTGTCTGTGCTTACTTCAAAGAAAAGTCCATTATAATTACTTGCGCTTGAGGCATACCCAGTCAAGTTTCCAAGAATACGCCATTTACCTGTGCTTGGAAAAGTAAACACACCAGAACTTTCAGTCATTCCAGTACCAATTTTTTCCCACTCAGTAGCCCATCTTGACCAACCAGATGACAAAACATTAGTTCCAGTAGAAATTGATTCATTTGCAGTTTTATACCAAATGTCTAACTCACCAGCGGTAAACTCATCAAACATACCGTTTTCAAGAACTTTAGTTAATGCCATCTAATTACACTCCAAACAAGGGAAGCCCCACACATTATGCGTAAGGGCTATCACCAAGTACACTTGTATCCCAAGCTGCCTTTAGCTTTGCGATTGTATCTGCGTTAGTAATTGCAGATGCTGCTGGTGCATCACGAAGAGCGTTCTTCTTATTTACAGAAGCAGTCTTTGCATCTGCATCGTCAGCTTCAAGTGCTTTCATGTACACCACGTCTTCTGCTTCAAGCAGAGGCGCACGAACTTCA